TATAGATTGCAAAAAATCTATTTCTAGAGTAGGAAGATGTTATTCTTGTTCAGCCAAAAAAAGATTTAAAAACCCTAGAAATCATTCTTGTTTTGGTAAAATATATAAAAATTCAGGATGGAGAAGCAAAGGAGATTATTATAAAAATATTTGGATGAGGTCTTCTTACGAAATTGCTTATGCTAAATATTTGGATAAAAATAATATAAAATGGCAGTATGAATCTAAAACTTTTGATTTAGGGAATACAACTTATACACCAGATTTTTATTTACCTAAAACAAATGAATATATCGAAATAAAAGGTTGGTTAACTGATAGAGCCAAAGAAAAAATTAATAGATTTTGTCATTTATTTCCTCGAACCAGTTTTCGGATGTTAACTCAAAAAGAACTTAAAACCTTAAATATTCTTTAAAAACTTACTGTTTAAGCTTACCGTTTTCGATTAAATCAAAAATAAAAAAATATGATAACAGAAAAAATAAAAGAAAAAGAATTAGCATTTATGGAGTGTTGGCATACTCCACGTTGTTTAGCAGAAACTTTATTTGCCGACTTTGATAATTTCGGAGAGTTTGAAGATGAAAAATTCGGACATTTGAGATTATATCAATTACCGTTCCCCTCTTATGAACCAATGATAGATTCTAAAATGCCTGGTCTTTCTGAAAAAGAACAATTTAAACTTCGAAAGGGTGTTGGAGATATTAACAATCTCGGAGCTCGTAAATATGGAAAATCTCTTATTACTCTCAAACTTGATATAGTTTTATCTGCTCTTCATGATGACGGATGGTGGACAGCTTTTTATTCAATTGATGAAAAAAGATTAAGAAATGTTCTTGACACTGCCAAACTTGCTATGGAATATCATCCTGTTGTAAAAATGTGGGGTGTTCGTTGCACTTATAAACCAGAAATAAGATTTTATGGTAGAAAAAATAAATGGCTTCTTCAAGGAGTAAATTTAACTCTTAAAGGAAAAACTCCTGGAGAACAATTTTACGGTCTTCACGTAAAAAAATTATGGGGTGATGAAGTTAGTTTTGAAACTCAAGCAGTTTATGAAAAAAGAAAAGAAGCTCTTTCAGAACTTGGAGCAGTAACAAGATTGGCAGGAATGACTAACTTTACAAAACATTCTCCAATCGGAAAAGCTTTTTATGACCCGATGAATAGAGTAAAAAGAGTAAATCTACCTCAATATGTAAATCCTTTTTGGGATGAAGAGGAAAAATTAGACCGTATAAAAGATTATGGGGGAAAAGAATCTATTAATTATAAAGTATTCGTTGAAGGGGATGTAGTAGAAGACGGTGTTTCGGAATTTGATATTGAAAGAGTTCAGCAATGTTACAATAGGAAAAAGACCATAAAAAATTTCGAAATTACTAAAGACAATTTTTCTAGATTTAGAAATATAATTGTTGTTGACAGACCCATCAATGCCGAAAGAATATTTATCTCTTCTGACGTTGGAGATAAACAAACAGAAATAATTGTTCATTCTGAAATAGGGGAAAAATATAGTTATATTTATAATATCACTCTTTATAATTTAATTCAAGATGAACAAGAAGAAATTTTCGATTATATTATAAAAAAACTCGAAGCAAATGTAATAGCCTTAGATTGTGGCGATGCTTTTGGTAGAATTTTAGCAGACCATTTCGAAAAGAAATATGGTCAAGAACATGTAGTTCGTTATGCTGGTTCTGCAAAACTTCCTATTGATTTCGAAAAAGACGAAAAAGGGAATATAAAACTTCAAAACGGAAAACCTATAGAAAAACAAGAGTTTATGTCAGAATGGTCAGTTCAAAGACTTAAAATATTACTTTACGAAAATAGATTAATAATTCCTGTAGATTATAAATTTGATATGCAAATAAATTCTGTAATGGCTACTAAATCAGGAACAAGAACAAAATATCATTGTGTAAATGAAAATGACCACTTATGGAGTGCTTGGAGAGTTTTCTCGATAGCACAGTGGTTTAAAAAAGCTTTTAACCAAACCCCAAAAATACAAGGAAATTGGGGAACAGGAGTTAGTTCCTGGATGAAGAAAAAACAAGAGAAAAAATGAGAAAAAAATATTATTGTATAGATTGTAGAAAACAAGTAAGCGATTATAGGGTAATAAGATGTCGTAAATGTAAAGGTAAATCGGAAAAAGGTAAAAACAATCCAAACTATAAACATGGGTTAACCAATAAATCTTCTTTTTGTATTGATTGTAAAATAAAATTATCCAATACTGCTTCATTTCATAAATATAAAAGATGCCGACTTTGTTACTATAAATATTTTAGAAAAGAAAATCATCCAAATTGGAATAACGGTTCTTCATTTGCTCCTTATTCTATAGATTTTACAAAAAAACTTAAAGAAAAAATTAGAGAACGAGATAATTATAAATGTAAAATATGTGGATTGACAGAAAAGGAAAATTTAAAATTGTATAATAAAAAATTAAATGTTCATCATGTAGACTATGACAAACAAAACTGCAAAGAAGATAATTTGATTAGTTTATGTTCATCTTGTCATATGAAAACTCATTATAATAGGGAAAAATGGACAAAATTATTTAAAAACAAAACGGAGGAAATATATGTCAATTGAAAACGGTATGTTTATAAATTATATGTTATCAACACTTCTTAAACGCATAATAGTGCCTGAAGATTATCATGACCAAGTTCAAGCAATAAAAGGATTATTAAAAGACGATGTTACTGGTTTAATAGACAGTTTAACAGATTTTGCAGTTCAATCTGCTTCTGTAGATTATAATATTGAAACAGGTAATGAAAATTTAAATAATATTCTTAAAAATTGGTTAGACAAAATTAATATTGATTATAATGGTAGAATTCCACTTGGAATAAAATCACTTGCTTCAGAATATTTTAAAGAAAGATGGAAGGCATCTTCTTTTCCTGTATTAAGAATTGCTAAATGGGATACAGTTAAAGGAGGAATTATTGTTCCTTCTAGAATGTTTTTCTTAGATGGCGAAAGTATTACAGCAAAAGATAAAGACGAGAAGAATGATAATTTAACTTTATTCAGTTATGATTATTATTTGGGTGATGAGAGTAAAGAAGCTAATAAACTCGGAAAATCCGAAATATTTGCTCGTCCTTATGGGAGATGGTTTGATAAATATCCTACTCCTTATCTTATTAAACGTGGTATTTATCACAATTATAGAATAATAAAATCTCTTAAAGAAAATCAATCTAAGATTCTTGACCAGATTATTCCCTACCTGCTATTAATAAAAAAAGGAACAGAAGGATTGGCAACTCAAAATATTAAAAGTTATAGTAATACCGAATTACAACAGGTAGTTGATGATATGAAAGCTTTAATGGATGATGTTAAATCTACAACCGCAGGAGATAAAGCTATAAAAGCTCCTATAAGAGTTACAAATTTTGATGAAGAAATGAAACATTTAATTCCAGATATTAAATCAATGTTTGATTCTGGATTATTTGAGCAAGCAGAAAGAAATATTTTAGGAGGTTTGGGATTTGTAGATATAGTTCAAGGAATATCTAATACTCGTAGAGAAAGTGTATTAAATCCTAAAGCTTTCGTAGAAGAAGTAAAATCTGCGGTAGAAGATTTTAAAAATCATATTTTAATTCCTTTAATTTATAAAATTCAAGAAAAAAATAAAGTTAATAGGAAATATATGTCAGAAGAAGTTATAGTAACAAATTCTCCAGTAAGAGGATTTATGACTGAACAATTCAAACAAGAGATTAGACTACTTTGGAAACATGGTCAAATATCCAATAGAACTTATTGTGAGTTGGTTGGAGAAACTGCTTATCAAACAGAAATTATGAGAAGAGAAAAAGAATTAAAAGAAGGTATCGACCTTACTATGTATCCACATCTAACTGATAATAAAGAAGGAACAGGTATCGATATTCCTGGTAAAGAAACAGATAAAAACGGAACACCTACGAACAGGGATAAAATAGATAATAAGGATAAATTCGATGTAAGTAAAACTAAAGAATTAGAGGGTGCACCTTATCAAAAATTATCACAGCTCCCCGATTATATAAAAAAATTAGACAAAAAGACACAAAAAAAATGGAAAAAAACTTTTAATAAAGCTTATGCTTATAAATTAGGACAAACAGGAGACCATAAACAAGCAGAAATTTATGCGTTTAGGGTCGCAAATTCTCAAATAAAATAAATTCCTAGAGGAGGAAATATAATGGAAAGATTAACTAATGTGCAAATTCAAGAATTTTTAAAAGATTTTAAAACTAATTCTACTGTAGAATTTCTTGAAGAAGGTAAAGCAAAAAAAGAATTAATCGATATTGCGAAAGCAAGAGGGATTAATCTTAAAGAAAATACAGATTTGGTGGGTTTCAAATGTATTTATGGTTTTGCCGATAAAGCAAATAAAAATGGAGCAATATTACCTGAAAAACCATTATTAAAGGCATTACCTAGTATGATAGGGAAACCTGTTAATATAGGTCATCAGAGGCGTTATATTGTTGGACATTTACTAGATTATAGGTATATACAAGCAGAAAAAACAGTAATTGCTTACGGTGTATTTTATCGTAGCAATTTTGGAGAAGAATACGACCAAGCGAAACAAGATTTTAAAAACAAGAAACTTAATGTGTCTTTTGAAATTTGGTGTCCAAAAGAAAAAAAGAAATTTTTAGAGGACAATACTTATGAATTACATCAAATAGAAATAGCAGGTATGGCTATTTTGTTTCATGATGTAGAACCTGCTTTCGATGGAGCTCAGATGCTTGAATTATCGAAACAATTTCAAGTTGAAACTCCCGAATTAGTGTATGCTTCTAAATATAATGAAGATGAAATAATTACTTGTAAAGACGGTAATTGTGAATTAAGTAAAATGAAAACAAAAGTTGAACAAGCAGAATCTTGGACTTGTGAATGTTTAAAATGTGGTCATAAAATGACTACTTCTTCTCATTGCAATACAATAAAATGTCCGAGTTGTGGCGGTGCAATGAGGCGAGCTAGTAGACCAGGAACAGGAAGACCTGACCAATCACCAAATGCTCAAGGTAAATTAAAATGTTCTAATTGTGGTGAAGAATTTGAATCTGGTTTACAGGAAAATATAAAATGTCCAAAATGTTTTGCAATAGTGAATAAAGCTGGTCAAATGATTTATCCCCCTCAAATCAAAGACTTCAGACTTTTATGCCCTGCTTGCAAAATAAATAATTGGTTATTGTTAGCAAAAAGAGAAGACGAAGCAGATGTTAAATGTTTAGGATGTGCAAAAGAATACAATTTATCTTTTGCTAAGAAATCTAATTCTAAAGTAGCTAGCGATTTTTCATTTTTATATACAAGTCAGATAAGATGTTTACAATGTAATACTTCTATAAGTGTTGCTGGATTTTCAGGGTCTAAAACTCGTATGATAACATGTAAACATTGTGGGTTAGAATTTAGTTACGATATAACCCATGAACAATATAGAAAAATAGTAAGGATTAATGACATTAATTCTCAAAAGGAGAATATAGATAGTCAAATAACTAAATCTTCGGAAAAAGGAGGAACAGAAATGGATAAAGAAATAAAAGAGGTAAAAACTTCTAATGAGAAAGAACATGATTTCTTAGAAAAATCAGAAATAGAAAACAAAGAGGAAATAACTAAAAGAGTTTCCACTGCTAAATCTGATGATAAAAAAGAAGAAGTTAAAACAGAGGAAAAGGTTGAAGAAGTTAAAGTCGAAGAGACACTCCCTGTTAAAGCAGAAGAAGAGTCTCCAAAAGTTGAAGACAAAACTGAAGCTAAAAAGGAAGAAGTTAAAACTGAAGAACAACCTAAAGTTGAAGAGAAGACAATAACGGAACTAGCTAAAGAAACAAGCGAAGAAGCATCACAGGAAGAAGCAAAAGAAGAGACACCAAAAGAAGAAAAACCTGAAGAAGCTCCAAAGGCAGAGGAAAAACAGGAAGAAGCAAAAGAAGAGACACCAAAAGAAGAAGAACCTGAAGAAGCTCCTAAAGCCGAAGAAAAAGTTGACGAACCTAAAATTGAAGTTATTGAAACCGAAAAGGATAACCAAATAGATTTAGGTAAAGAAGAAGTTCAAAAACTAACACAGACTATAGAACGCTATAAATCTGGAGTTCGTAAAGTTGCTAAAAAATATAAAGAACTTCGTAAAGCTATGGATGAAAAGATTGAATTTTATAAAACTAACGCAAAGACAATCATCGAGAGACGTGCTGAAGTTGGTGATTATGAAATCAATGACGAAGAATTACTAAATGATGATAAATTTGCGAGAGCAAAAGTTGAGATGGAAAACGCACAACTAAGAGCAAACCTGGAGACAGGTTCTGAAGTTCTTGGTTCGAAAGCATCTCAAAGAGATGATGGCTGGTATGCTAAAAAGAGAGCAGAGATTGATAAAAAAGCATTTACTATACCTAAGAAATAGGAATAGTGATATATATTTGCTATCCGTTTAGGATAGAAAAGATAAGAGCAAAGATAAAAGCACAAAAACGATAATAGATAATAGTAAAAAAAACTAAACGAGGTAAAAAACAATGGAAAAAAATTTCCAACTCGAAATCGCAAGATTAGTCGGACAGCCGATTGACCCTGCACTTCCAGTTCCAGTAGCGATTGAGGCAATAGCCGATACATTTACTGCTGAAGTTGGTGAAAAAGTGTGGAGATATAGTGCATTTGCAACGTCAAGTGACCTGTGTCTTGCTGTTGATGCTAATGGTGCTCTTACTGTAGTGAAGAGAACTCCTACAGGAGATGCTGAATTGACCTTTATGGGTTTGAACTCTAAATTAGAATATGTGTTAATAGATGATATTCTTGGTGAAACTGATAATACATCAGTATTAGCAAGAAGGAAGTCTTCTATAACTAGAGCAATGGATAAGAGAGAAGTTCAGTTAATCTGCACAGCTCTTTTAGCTAAAACTGCTGGTTATCTTCCTGGTGTGAATCCTCATGAATATACAATATCTTCGGGAGATGATTTGTATGACGTGATTATAGGAATGAAACACTTAGTAGAAGATTATGGTGATGGATTTACACTGTTAGTCGGTTCAACAGTTAAAGAAAAAATCGATACTTATGATAAAGACAATGTTACTTCTTTTAATTATAATGTCACTCTGACATCAAGATTGAAAGAACTTGGTATTGAAGTTAAAAAGATGTTTGGCACAGTAGATTCTGGTTCTGGCGAAGCGGTTGTCATGGATGCGAAGAAGTTAATTCTAGTCGCAAAGGACTCCTCAATAGCTGAAGGAAAACCTATTAAATTCGTAAGAAGGAAAATAGGAGCTGACATTGCAAAGGCAATGGGAGCTGACGTTGATAAGGCTCAAAGAGCCCTCATAGTTAATCCTACTCCAGTTAATGTTGCTGGTGTTAATACTCTTGCTTATGGTGTATACGGTTATGAATCTATTATATTCACAGTAACCAATCCAAAAGCTATCGCAATATGCGATGCTACTTCGATTGTTTAATTTGAATATTAGATAATATACTCTTGGGGGAAGCTTTCCAGCTTCCCCTGAGATACTAACAAAAAACAAAGGAGAAAAAAATGGTCATATTCAAAAACGGAAAACTCTCTAAAAAAGAAAAAGT